GGGACTCACATCCAGAGTCCCGCTTATGCTGCCTTGGCAATTTTGTTGAATCGGTACGGCCCAAGTTGTGATTGGGTGTCGACCGGTTTATTTTGTGTCAAGAGATTCCTTGCCCTAGCGCCACAGATTGTTAGGACGGGCCTCATTGGGGCTAGTCTTTACTGTGGATTTCATTTTAGTCGGTGGTATCGGCGACGTGTTACAGCTAGTGTAAGGATCCACACACGCTATGTCATTAATGATATAGATGTGCATAATAATGCGGTGGAAGATCTTGCGGGGGCCAAACACCCCTCCCGCATGGTACGAGTACGGCTTATCGCGGCGGCTGCGTCCCGTGATTGCCGTGCTCGGTTTTTGTTTATGTCACGGACTGAGGCCAATATGTTGGTAGCTCATAAATGGCTTTATGATTACATCTCTGCATTAAAAGACATGAGGAAAGCTGACGTGCCCTTAATTGTGCCCGTCGCGCTTGAATTATGTTTCATTCCATCGGCGAGCGAACTAGTAGCCAATCAGATCCGGTTTACAGATGAGGTGCAACAGCGCCTTAAGCTGTATAACCAGACCTGGTGGGATTGGGGTTTCTGGGGCGGGTCCTCAGATCCCCAACCCCTGGTTGACTAGGGGTGCCCTAGAGGCGTACAAGGGGTGGATAGCACGTTGAGCGCTGCTCCCGACCACCCCGATTTGGTTGTACGTAAAACTCCAGGGAGGCCCAATGCACGCCGGCTAGTTGCGATGGCGGGTGTTTCTCCACCCGCCCTAGTCCGTGCATTCAACAACACAATAGTCGCGTTAGAGCGAGCAGTTAAGGAGAGGGTTTTTTACGTCAAGAATGGTAACGCGTCCTTCGTGCCCCCTCCCCAACCACTTAGCACCGACATATTCTTCTTGCGTTGTGCTGATTTTGTGTCGGCTTGCAAAAAGTTCACGGCTCCGACCGCCCCTATCTCCCGCGAGTCTTTCGTAGACAGCTTTAGGGGCCGCAAACGTCAACTCTATGCCAACGCTTTAGCTTCATTGGCTTCAGCACCCTTTAGGCAGAAGGATAGTTATGTTAAGGTTTTTATTAAGTATGAGAAAACTTTGTTTACTCATCTTAAGGAGCCTGTGCCACGTGTGATCTCACCGAGGTCGCCTCGTTTTAACATTGAAATTGGTCGGTACATACGGCCAATAGAGGAGAAAATTTATAAGGTTATAGCAAATGTTTATGGTTTGCAAACAGTGATGAAGGGCATGAATGCCATACAACAAGCGCGTCAACTTCGATTGAAATGGGATTCTTTTAAGAAACCCATTGCAATCGGTTTGGATGCGTCGCGGTTCGATCAACATGTTTCTGTGCCAGCTTTACAGTTCTGCCACAATTTTTATTGTGATATGTTCCGTTATAGTAAACATAGACAGAAGTTACGATATCTCCTTAACATGACATTACGCAATAAGTGTTTTGGCAACGTTGTTGGTGGTGATTTGCGGTATGTCGTTGACGGTAGGCGTATGAGTGGCGACATGGACACATCTTTGGGCAATTGTCTTTTAATGTGCTCCATGTTGTATAGTTATTCCAAGTTTGTTGGAGTGAACATACAGCTTGCTAACAATGGCGACGATTGTGTGGTCTTCATGGAGGCTGGGGATTATACCCGGTTTATTGTTGTTTTCCACGCATGGTTCTTGGACATGGGCTTCAATATTGTTGTTGAGGAGCCTGTTCTAGATTTCGAGCGAATCGTCTTTTGCCAAACACAGCCAGTTTATTGTGGGCCTGGGGCCTTTGATTATGTTATGGTTCGTGACCCTCGTGTGGCGCTCCAAAAGGATTGTGTTAGCATCAATCCACTTGATGTGCCTAGTGAGCTTTTTGGTTGGATTAATGCGGTTGGGTTGGGAGGGCTAGCTCTCACTTCCGGTATCCCTTGTTGGCAATCCTTTTACCAGTTGTACGTTCGTTCGTCTACGGGTAAGAGGTTGTCTAAAAAGGAAACGGGGTGGGGATGGGGTGTTCGAATGTTAGCTAATGGTATGGAAATGAATGTGCGGCCGCCTACTCCGCGTACCCGTGCTAGTTTCTTTACTGCATTCAACATCTCGCCTGATGAACAACTCTGCATCGAGAGGTATTATGCTTCTCTTACGGTCGTCTGGGAGGACGGCCCTGGCATACGCGAGTATGTGCAGCTACCCTTCTGAGTTTCACGCTACACCTAGCGTTAAAGGTGGGGTGGGAGCCGTTCCTATTGGGTTATGGGGTGTAATATATCCAAAACGTTTTGCTTTGCATGTAAATATTTACGTACCAAGTTGGTAACAACGGAGTGTCGAGAGACTGCACGGAATACCCTAGAGGTTTCCCCATGATGTACAGTCCCCTGCGGGCGGGGGATCCAATACATGCCTCCAAAGAATAAAAATAAGAAGAATAAGCCAAAGGCTAAAAAGGGGAACGCTAATGGTGCTAAAAATGAATTGGCTCAAATCACTAAATTGCTCAGAGATATGGGCAAGCCCGCTTCCCAGGTTACTGACCTGGGCCGCATGCTGCTTAGCGGTGGCAACACTGTTGGCGGTATGTTTGGATTTCCTAAAATTTTTGGTTCTGGTGCTTACTCTCTAGAGTCTAATTCACTTTGGAGTGCTAGTCAACAGGTGCCTATCATGCATAGTGCTAATGAATCGGTTCGATTTCGTCATCGAGAATATATCACTGATATATCCATGGCCGGGCCCACCTTCACGGTTAACACTTATCCTGTTAACCCTGGTTGGGCCGGGACATTTCCCTTCCTTTCCGCTATAGCTGCTAATTTTCAGGAGTATTCATTTAAGGGTTTAGTGTTTGAGTACAAAACCACCAGCGCGACAGCACTAGCTTCTGGTACTAATACTGCTATGGGTAGCGTTATGCTCGCTGCGCAATATCGGTCAGACGCTGGTGCTTTCATTAATAAAACTCAAATGTTGAATGAAATGTGGTCGGTGGATACCGTCCCTTCATGTGACGTTGTTTTACCTATAGAATGTGCACCTAACGAATCACCAATTTCTAACCAGTATGTGCGCTCGTCTGTGCTCACGTCTGGTGATATTAAGTTGTATGATTTGTGTAGTGTCTCTGTCGCGACTGCAGGTGGCCAAACCGGCCAAACTAATGTAGTTGGTGAATTGTGGGTGTCGTATGATCTGGAGTTACGTAAGCCAATGCTGGCGTTGGGTACCGTTACAAACCAGACCATGTCTGCAATTTTCACTGGTACTACTGGATGGACCAATATTGAATGTTGTTTTGGTATGACGGCTAACACCAACAATACTTTGCTGGGTGTTTCCCTCACTTCCAATTCAATTTTCTTTGCAGCCAACATGGTTGGTTACTACTCAGTCTATGCCAGGTGGGGTACTTCAACTACTGCAGCCATTACCAATCCCAGTTTTACTGGTATAGGGTTAACTGTGGCTAATGGGTTGAATACCTTGTTTTCACCACCAACTGGAATTGTTTCCGATAATGTTTCCTTTTTTGCTATAGTTAATCTTAGCAACGCCGCCGGGGGTGCTTTGACTATCACTGGTATGTCGTTACCTGCAACGCCTACTAGTGCCGTCTTTGTCATCTCCGAGGTGGCGCCTAACATTGCACTTTTTGGATCTTAACAATACATAAAAACATTTTCATAATAAAATACAAAAACATTTGGATAATATTAAAATACAAAAACATTTCTTTTGCTGCTTTTCCTTATTCTCTTGCTGAATTGGGTGTCATAAATTGTCCCTTGACACCTTCCAAATCTATATTACCC